TGATTTCATTGACCTTCTAATGTCCGATACGATGCCCGCAAATCCGGAAATCGCGTATCGTGGAAATCATGAAATCATCGAAGGAAGTGAAAAAATCTGGGATAGCGCCGGTACAAACGATCTGTATCGGTTTACGCCTACTAATTTTACAAATCCCAGCATGTCCATCCGCAACGTGGACGCCACCGGCGATCCCGTCGTCCCCGCGAGCTCCATCCGCGTGACCATACCCGCCGGTGTCGCCTCCCCGGTGACGCTGACGCTGACCCGCCCGCGTGCCGGCGTACCTGAGCGCGCCACGGACGAGGAGCGCATCGAGTCCACGACCGGCACGATCACGCTCGAAGCGGAGGCCGCGTGTTTCGGGATTGGCCCGGACGTGTCCGCATCCTCGCTCACGTGGCCGATCATCCGCCGGGTTGCGGTGTTCGCAGAGTCGGACGATCCCGTGTCCCTGACCTCCGACGACGTGCGTGTCACGGTGCCCGCGTCTGTCACGCCCGTGGACGGCCTCGCGCTCGTGGATGTGACAATTCTTGCCCCCGTGTCCGGCGTGACGCTGGAGGCCACGCAGGGCACGGCCACGGCCGATTGTAGCGTCACCGCGACCGAGGCCGCTCCGGTGCCCGTGCCGGAGATCGAACCCAACGACACCCTGAACCTGTTCCCTCGGTGGCTTCATTCCGAGCCGCACGCGATTGGACTCTCTGCGGTCCTCGATTTCGCGCGCGCGGAGTGGACCGAAACGATGCTCCCAAGCCTGCTGATCTACGACGTGGACAACCAGACGTCGGAGATCCTCGACCTCGTTGCCGAAGCGTTTTCTATCTACGGTTGGAACAAGGCCGCCGGGGATGACGAGAAGATCGCGTTCTTGCGTAACTCGTTGAAAATCCAGCGGAAAATCGGAACCGGTTACGCGGTGAAACAGGCGATCCGGTTGGTGTGTGATGATGCGAAAATCGAGGACATCATCATCACTGAAGGCACGGGTGGACACGTCTTTGACGGCGTCTATGATTTCGATGGTACGATCCTCTACGACTCGCACTATCACTGGGCGCGTTTTGACGTGACGATTGAAACCACGGATGCCGCGTATTTCACGGACACGATCAAGGCGTCGATCACGTCCATGATCAATCACTACAAACCCGTTTCAAGATGGCTCGAAAGCCTCGTCATTACGGAGATTTAGCCATGCCGATCAATTATCCCGGAGCCGATGAGTTTCCCGCAAACGTGCAACTCGTGGACACAACCGATCCAGTCCTTGGCGGAGTTGATAGTGCGGCCAATCTCGCAGCGCAGGACCTCGCAGACCGCACCGCCTACTTGCAAGCGCGCCGCCTCGAAGACTATCGCGCCGGTATCGAGGCCGCTTCCGGTGGCATGGCCACCGTGAAGGCGGACGACAACGGAAATTGGCACGTGATGGCCCGGATCCCGGCGTTTCAATCTGAAATTTTCGACGCGGATTTTGCCGTGTTTGGCGTAGGTAGTCGATACCACCCTGCGTTTTGTCTCGACGCCTCAACCGTGGTTCCGGAGATCCTGATCGGTCTGTTCCCTGTATCCCTGAACGCTGCTGCAGAGCCTGTCACGTTTCCTGGAGTCGCCCCAGATCTCACGAAGACGCACGATGAAGCGCGGGCCGCCTGTGATGCGCTCGGGGATGGCTTCCACATGATGACAATTCATGAGTGGGGCGCTCTCGCGTTTTGGGCGTTCAACCTGGTGCAAAATTTGCGGGGTAACTCCTCCGCGAACGTGATCACGGATCAGGAATACGGCATCAAGGTGAGCGTTACGGACGCGCAGGTTTTAACGGGTACGGGGCCGCTGATCTGGCGTCACAACGGGCGCGAGTTCGGGGTCGCCGATCTCGTCGGCGGGATTCAGGAGATGATCAACCTGTGTCGTACGGTGGACGCGAAAATTCACTTCCCGTTTTACAACGAGTTCTGGCAGGAGCCCGCCGATTGGGATGATCAACTGATTTGGTTTGCGCCCACGGCCGGATCGGTCCTGTGTATCGATGGCACGGCCCCGATTGCAGATGACGTGACCTATGAAGCGGATTTCGACGGGATCGAATACGGCGCGAACTTCACGCCCGGCGCGCTCCCCGCCGCGCTTACCGATCCGCGCCTCTGCGAGCTTCTCCTGAACCGCGTGTGGTACACGGACGGCACGCCTCCGACGGCTCACGAGGTGGCTTGGCTTGACACGAGGACCGGCGTGATGGCCTTCCCGAACAGCGCAGGGACTCGCTACCTCACGCGTGGTGGTGCCTACGCGGACGGTGCCGATGCGGGCCTCCCGACCATGGGCAGCATCACCACTGCGGCAACGGGGTATCAGTACCGTGTCGCGTGGATCGATCCCGACCTGATCCCGACCTAGGATCTTCGCAGATACCCGCACTGTTCAAGTCCGATCAGAATTTGAAACGATGAAAATTGAATGATTTCAGAGGCTTCCGAGGTTCGGAACGGGCGCTTGAACCCATGGACAATGCGGAGTTCAATCGGGCTCATGTGTGCAGCCAAATTCAAGCCGTCGAGGTTGTCCCATACCGGGTGCCACAAGTGATCCTCGTCTTTGTCATAGTACCACTGCGGAACGTGCATCGTCTCCCGGTGTCCGCGCCCGTCGTCGGTCAAGATCAGGTGATTTTCGGAGCGGTCGATCATGCGGTGATCCCGGAGGTCTTGAATCACCTTCACGATCCATGGCTTTTCGATTTGCGGAATGATTCCGCAGAGTTGCGACATCGTCAACTTCTCGTGTTCCCACAGCGCGAACACGATGAACTCCGGAAGAAGTTCGGTCGGTAAGTTTGGTCGAAAAACTGAGTACATGATCAACGTCCTTTCAGGGCGGCCTCTACCATCGCCCGGCGCGCGCGGTCGGTCACCTGGCAGGCCCCATCGGCCGTGGTAGAGATCATCCGGATTGTGCCCAGGCTGCGCAAGACGGCGCGCGTCTCGCTCTCATTGAGATCGCAGGCAAGTGAGATTTTCGAGTTGCTTGTGATCCCAGAGTAGACCGCCTTCAAGACTCGCAGCTCGATGGTGTTTGCAGAGTCGATCCAGTCCTGAATTTCACCTGTAATTTCAACAGTCTTCGGTGGCTCGTTGATCGCGAACCATTCGTTCAATCTGATTATGTCGATGCTCAAATTCAGCCATGCGAATTGAAAGTCATTCCCGATTTTGATCCGCTCCCGGTCGTATCCGGCCGCCTCCATCCGGGACCGGATAAACCACGGCGTGAGGGGGTCTAGCGCCGTCGCCTTGCGCATTCGATTGACCCACAGGACAATTGACGCATGGGCGACGTGTTCGCCTTCCTCGCCCTCGCAAAAGTTCTCCAGGAGGAAATCAACGGTGTCCGATTTGTGGGAGTACTCCAGCCGGATTTCTTCGACGCTCCGAGGCCGCACGCCATCGAACACCCAATTGTTGGAGCGGGCCTTGTCCAGGGCCTGAATTGCGAGGTACAAGAGCCCCTCGTAATTCTCGGTTTCGGCGGCAAGTTTCGTCGAGAGTTGGCGATCAATTTTCTCGGCTGGGATCTTGAACGGAAAATCAATCAGGTGCACGCGCCGATAGAAGGCATCGCTCTTGTCGTTCGTCGGTGGGAGTTGGTTCATTGCGACGATCTGAGTTGCGTAGGAGGTGAACGTGATCCGCGCCCTGTGCTTCACATCTGCGCTCACCGGAGACTCACCGGTCACCCGCTTCAAAACGCCCGCGTCTCGGATCGCATCGGGGGCTAATTCATCAACGATATTCGCGAGCTTGTGGTACAAGGAGATCTCCGCGAACCGTTCCCCGAACTGATGGATCGGAAGAGTCGAAACGTTCGCATCACCTAAGGCCCGCGTGAGGATTTGCAGGGCCATCGTCTTTCCGTTGTTGCCGGAGCCAAGGAGCATAAAGATCTTCTGCAACGGCATCCGCCGGTAGAGACACAACCCGAGCATGTCGATCAATTCTTGCGGGCTCCGGACCCACTCCCCGAACAGGCGAAGGAACCAATCACACTTCGCTTTCTCGTTGAAATCCCAAGGCAATTTAGAAGTAAAGTAGTGCTCCGGGAGGTACTCGATCAGGCGCTTTTGGTCGAGATCGTAGACCCCGTTTTTGAACGGGATCAGGTTGTCCGGACCTATCGGGAACTCCTCCTCGTGATCGGTTTGACGGGTCATGAAGTAAACCTCGAATTCTTGTAATGCCTTCGCATAGTTGGCCTTGCGGCCCTTCTCGTCGGTGGTGTTTTCGGCGTAGCGGGTGCCGTACATGTTGCGGAGCAGTGTCCACCCATCGGAGGACCACAGGCCCGAATCGACGTTGTAGATCCACAGGTTCCCGGACTTCTTGCCGTCGCTCCACCAGGTACGGCAGCCGTCGACCTCAAGAGCGAAGGCCTCCATCTCGGTATGCTGCTCGACTTTTCCGGGTTCGCTCGCGCGTACCGATGCGGAGGCCGATTGCGGCGCGTAAGTGCGGTTTTGTCGCATGTGGCTACTCCGATTTTGGTAATGATTTCATGAAACTGTGGATGTACCGCACGTTCAAGAGTTTATCAATGCCGATTCGAAAAGGCTCCGTTCCCGGGCCGGACACGGGCACCGCTTCGACCTCCGGTTTCCAGGCGTGAAAATGGAAGATCACCGCGCCGGGAGGACTCACGACCTCGGCCGAGTAGAACCCGACGCGGTTGACAACGTCTCTGAAATTACTTCGCATGGCGCGCCGCCTTCTCGCGTTCCACTGCCGATTTCCACGCGGCCATGAGTTGGTCGCGCTTCTCGCGAGCCGCCTGCAACGCAGGAAATCCGCGATCCCATTCGGCCTTGTAGCGGGTCTGGTATGGCGCGTCTGCGGTGCTGTTGCGGGCGACTCGGTGCGCTCGCGATTGAAGGTCGCGATACGCCTGCTGAGCCGCCTTCTTCGCGTCGTCAACCATCGGCCGGAGTTGTGCAGCAGTCAGTCCAATTATGATCGTTTCGACCTTCTCGTGAGCCTGACGCGGACCTTCCTTTTCTGCCTTCTTCCGGGCGCGGTAGTCGCGTTTCCGTTGGATCTCTTTCTCCCGGTTTTTTTCGAGGTAGTCGCGATACTCACGGGCCTTGCGCTCGCGCCTCTGTTCTACTGTTTCCTTTGTGTTGATATCATTCATTTTTTCTTTCTCCTCTCCTCCAAGATTTGAAACATCATCGGATCGCCGCCGTTCCGCGCGATGTTTGCGGCCAGGGCTCGCAGGGTCCCCGCCTTGGGATCCTTCGGGTCAATCGCCGGGACGAAACTATAGCGGGTATGCAACCAAAAAGCAATGCACAGCGCGTCGGCCTCGTTGTCATCTTCGGGCCGGTGGCCCCATTTACGCAGGCAGAAGTTGAAACTTTTCGACTTCGTGGACTCTCCGAAAGCGCCCTTGTGCAACGGTGATTGCCACTTCGACGGGGCTACGATCTCGGGCCGGATCTTGTAGACCTCGAAGATCGCATCCGTCCACAGTGCGAAGATCCCGCACTGCGTCAAGAAGCCTTTGAAGTTCCGAAGGTGCCCGTCCTCGTAGTACGGGACCGGCATTTCGACAGCCGCATGATTGGGGGCCACTGGCAGGCCACGCAAGACGCGGTAGATCTGCCGGGAGTACGATTCCCTTGACGACAGGTGCAACACGCCAGAGGCCACGATAAGCGGCTCCGCGCCCCTCTCCGCAGAGAGGAGCGCGTGCCCGGATGCGGTGGCGTCGTCGATACCTAGGAAGTGGATCACGGAGTGACTCCGCCGGTGAGTTTGGTGAGATCCTTCTCGATCTCCAAAAGCTTCGTGGCGTTATGCTCTGCCGATTTTTTGAAGTAGTTGGCCCTTTCCATCAACAGGACATGATTGATGTGTTTCCCGATTTTCGTATCCCCGTTTTGGCGCATGTAGGCCCTTGCGTATTCGAGTTGTTTTTCATTTTCTGCGTACAGATGTTCGTCGATCTCTTTCCCCGCAGAAAAAACGGCCTTCCACAATTCGAGCTTCTTGATCTCATCGGACTTCGGGCGGTTCTCTTCGTAGATCTTGATCTCGTTTTCGATTGCTTCGCGCTTGTTGTTCAGAAATTCTTTCTTCATTTTCAACTCCGTTTGCTGCATTGCAGCGGTTGTTTCTCGATACCGAGTAGGTGGATCATTGATTTCCCTTTCACCCGGTGGCCGTCATTGACCACCGGGGTACCACGCCTGCCTTGCCACGCCGCGCCGAGCCGTGCCGCGCCAAGCCCCGCCCTGCCTCGCCTGCCATGCCATGCCACGCCGCGCCGAGCCCAGCCAGGCCCTGCCCGGCCTGCCTAGAAGACGCTCGTGAGTGCCCGAACGAGTTCGGCCGCTTCGGTTTCGCGCCCGTGGTTTTTGGCGATCCGGCGCAGGTCCTCGATGCTGGCGAGCGCACGCGCAATGTGCGCCTGTACCTCACGTTTCGCGGCCTCCCACTCGTCCACGGTGTGCACGATTCGAGCCGCCTCGATGTAGTGCCCCGTGCGCCCGTGATTGACATGCACGAACACCGGCTCCTCGGGTTTGTTATCCCGGATCACCCGGACGGATTTGACGAGATCACGAGCCTGCCACAGGCGGAAGGCCTCACCGGCAACTTCATCATCCCACTCGAACCATTTGTGGATTGCGGACTTCTCCGGCCGGGCCGCGTCGAGTACGGCTTCGGCCTTCAGTTCGCCGTCGTTCTCGTTTGCGATGGCCCGCAACACATCCGCCGCCGTGGCCGGGATGATGTCCGTCTTCTCGCGAAACATGATCCTGAATTTGTACTCCTGGTTTTCAATCCGTTTTTTCAACTGTTTGTTCATCTCATTTTCCCTTCCGCACGCGCCTTGCGTGCTGATCCATGCCTGCCATGCCCTGCCTGGCCGAGCCACGCCGCGCCACGCCGAGCCCCGCCTGCCTGGCCGAGCCACGCCTGGCCACGCCTGGCCTGCGTTGCCAAGCCTTCGCAAGCCTAGCCGAACCTGCGATGACTACAGCACGTCAAACGTGCCCCACCCCATGCCCACGGAGTTTTTCGAAAACGGGCGGCCTTCGCCGATCCCGACCTGCTGACCAACGCGGGCGAGGAGGTTGGTCACGTCCTGCACCGTGAACTGATCCGCGTCGTAGGACACATGCAAATTCACCGTCCAGGTCCGCCACATGCTGCGGATGCGGATGTCCGCCACGCCCGTGGCGTTGCGAACGTGGTGCTGGCACATCTCCGGCGTGCCCTCGATGCGTACGAGGGGCGTTCCGTCAACCACGTCGAACCCGTCCGGGAGGATGAACACGGACATTTTTGCCATGGTCATTTTGAAGCCGACGAGGCGGCACGCATCGATCAGCGCAGCCCGGAACGCGGAGGCCGGAACGCCGTTCCACCCCTCGGTGGACAGATGCTTCGCTCCCTCGTAATCGGCGTTGAAGTCGCGAGCCTCGCGAATCTTCTTGCCCTTCGCGACGGTCCCGGCGGCCATCTTGTCTTTCATGGTGTTGATGGACTTCTCCGAGAAGCGCAACTGCACATAGGGAGCCGTGCCATTGATCGCAAATTCGATGCGCTTGATGTTCGGGGCCTTCACCTGTACTTGTTCGATTTCATTAGCCTTTTTCATGATGTTTCCTTCCTTCTGTCCGCGCTATGCGGAACATTGTTACCGTGCCAAGCCGGGCCATGCCGCGCCGCGCCTGGCCACGCCTGCCGCGCCGCGCCTGGCCACGCCAAGCCGCGCCGTGCCCCGCCACGCCTGCCGCGCCGTGCCTTGCCGCGCCAAGCCGCGCCGTGCCTTGCCGCGCCAAGCCGCGCCGTGCCCCGCCGCGCCAAGCCCCGCCGCGCCACGCCTGCCACGGACCCGCCGCACGATCACGCACGGCGGGCCGGTGCCGTCGTGTGTCTAGAACGGGATCTCCTCGTCCGGGTGCGCCATCTCCCCCGGTTCGCGCGCGGTGGGTTCTGGGGCACCGAAAACGGCGTCCAGTTCCGCGTTCTGCTCGGCCTCGGTTTCCGGCGTCGGCTCGGCGATCCGCTGCTGGACGTGAGCACTCAACCACGCGTCCAGGGACTCGTCTTTGCGCACCATCGCAGCTACGCGGATGTAGCCGTTTTTGTTGGTGTCGAAACCACAATGAAGGGTTTTGTTGAGAAGGTATTTGCTGTGTTCCTTCGGGTCCGTCAGGTTGGTCAAGACGAACTTTTTTTCTCCGAGGTTGTACCCAGCTGCGTCGTACAAACGAGCAAACAGCCACCCGTTTTTTACATCGCAGGTGATCTTCTCAACGTGCCGCGTACCAGGATGCTTTTCGGACGTGAATGTGTATGCGATATAGGTCGTCCCATCGGGCCATTCGTCGGCCTCGATCTTGGTGATCTTGACGAGGTGAGCCGTGAACGGGTCGAAGCGTTTGGAGAAGTGCTCAGAGAGATTGAATGACATTGATTTTACTCCTGTTTTTCATCGGTTGAGGGTTGTTCGTTCTGCGGTTGTTCGGTGACTTTCGACTTGTAAAACGCGATGTAGGTAGACAGCAGCCGGAAGAGATCGGCCGGTTCCACGTCGTTGAAGGCCAGGGGCTTTTTCATGGCGCGATCCGAGTCGCCCCAGAAGCGGATTTGCCGCACGAGTTTCTCGTCCTCTTCGACGGTTTCGAGCCATCCCACGGCGTTGAATTTCTCCATGGTCTTGTCGGGCATTTCCTTGCCCTCGAAGCGGAATTCCAGGATCCCCTTCTTGCTCTTGTCCTTCGATTCGGACGGGTGCACGGATGCGATCACGTGAACCGGTAGATCCTGCAAAAACAAAACCATTTCATTAAGTTTTCCATCACGCGTAGAAGCGGAAACACCCCAATCTCCGCTCACTTGTTTGGTGGTCGTGAGGTTCGGATTGGTGGCCTTCGCGACGTCGGAAGAAACCAGTTCATCGAAGCGATCAAGCGAGTCGCAAAACACAAGGTGAAACTTGTGGGCGTTGGCTTTCACCTGCGGCTTGATCTTGAGTTCCCACTCCTTCAGGGACGGCACAAAAATGAACTCACTTTCGGGATGAAACCCGTACATCATTTCCACTTCGGCAATGGTGTTTTTTGCCTGCTTCTCGAATATGATCCCGAGTATCTTCAACTTGGGAGCGTTGGACATGAGGAAGGTTTTCCCGAGGCCGGACGAGGCGCAAAGGATCATCTTCAGTTGTGGTGTTGATTGTCTCTTGTAAACGTATTGCCCAAAAACACTCATGATTTCAAAACCTTTCCGCGCTTCTTCGCGACGTTGAAAAACTTGGTGAGCACGTCTCCGACGCTCCATGGATGCAGATCCGTGAAGGCGCATTCCGCAGGCAACCGCGTTGGTTTCGTGGGGTCGATTTCCGGATCTTCGATGAGCGCAAACTCGGTGAGGCGCTCGTCCTCGCAGGCCGTGCGGAACTGGCAGTCACCGCAGTTTGCGAACGTGCGGATCGTGCTGTTGCGCGTCGCACGCATGGCCCGGTACAGGTGCACGTTGACGCGGCGGGCACGTTCGCGATCCTCTGGCGTGTCCTCGAACCACCAGTTGAACCGTTCGCCGCCTTCAACGATTCTTTCCATGATTTCATGGGTATCCACGTGGGGATACTTCGCCGCGAACTCGTTGACCTTCTCGACCGTGGAATCTGTGACAGCCACGGAGGCCCCGGTGACGTTGGTTCCGAAGCACTTCGGACACGCTGCGTTGTCGCCGTGGCATTTGCACACGAGGCCTTTAATGTCCTTCGGTGACGCCTTCCGCACCACGTCGTAAACGATGCGCGCGGGGAATCCCGTCAGACGTTGCAGCTCGTCGGCTACTGCGACATACCCGGCATACTGAATCCCATGGGCGTACATGCCCCACGTTGCACCGGTTGAGCTCGTCGTTTTTCGTTCAATGATCCACCATTGCGCGCCGTCGAAAACGAGCGTGTCGATTACACCGCAACGTGCGGAAGTCGGCAACTTGTCCAATGATTTCAAGGACAACTTGCCCTTGAGATCGATCACGTAGAGGACTTCACCGAAGGCGGCTTTACCGTGTTCTTCGTGGTCGAAGATCTCCGGATAGTTTCGGAAGTTGTGATCGTGCCAATGCCAGAAAATTTCCATGATTTCGGGCACTTCGCCGATCTCGCCATCGGAGAGAAACGAGTTGGTGAAGCGGTGCCAGGCCTTGCCATACTCAAGAGCCTTGGCGAGTTCCGCGCGCTTCACCAGGCGCTTCACGTGCCGCATGTTGTGAGCATACGGGCAGATGCACCGGTCGAGCCAAGAGGACGCGCTATAGAGCATTCCAGGCCTCCTCAATCGCCGCGTGGATCTCGTCATCCGAAGGCACGATCACGTCACTTTTTCGACATGCCGCTTGTACGTTTTTCCGGGAGTGCAAAAACCACCATCCGGATAGGCGCAGCCACGGCCGCACGGGTGCAGAGGTGCACACGGATCGGTCACCTGTGATGATGGTCAGGCGTGCTCGTGGCGACGATCTGAGGTTGTAGAGTTCAACGCGGATCACGGTCGCACCTCGTCGATCACGACTCCGTTACGCCACGTGACCATCCACAGGCGTTTCCACGCAAGCTTCCACTCGTTCGCCGCTTCCTCGCGGATCATGATTTCATTGATCAATTTCGCCTTGTCATCGACGACGGCACGGGCCGCGTCGAGTACGGTTTGCGCGTTTTGCATCCGGTCGTATGCGGCCTGTTCCAGTTTCGCGAGATCGTTTTTGGTCATGATCATCCTCCTATAAAAACCCGAGGCCGGAAAATCCCGGCCCGGAAACGCCCCGGTCGGGCGAGTTACTTTTTGATGTTCAGGCAGCCCGTGCAGTCCGTGCAACCCCTGCAGTACGTGCAGCTCCTGCAGCTCCTGCAGTCCGTGCAGCCCCTGCAGTACGTGCAACCCCTGCAGTCCGTGCAGCTCCTGCAGCTCCTGCAGTACGTGCAACCCCTGCAGTACGTGCAACCCCTGCAGCCCACGCAGCCCGTGCAGTCCGTGCAGCTCCTGCAGCCCACGCAGTCCGTGCAGTACGTGCAGTCCGTGCAGCCCACGCAGCCCGTGCAGTCCG